CCACAGTTTACCCACCTTAATAGCGGAGTTATACAAGCGCTACATCAAGCATTGAAGGACAATGACACGCAATGAATTGGTTAAAAACACTCTGGAACTGGTTAGTAAGAAGGACCTCTACATCTCCTAAGCTTACTTTGGTCGATGAAGGGCCAACTCCGTGTGAGGTCGAAGAAGAGCGTTCAATTGAAGAGCTTTTTCTTGAGGTGTGCGCTGATCTTGGAATCGGTGCCAAAGTTATAGATAGCACCGGTGCCCTTGAAAAATTTGAAGACTGGTACCCTGGTCCAGCAAACAAAGAATCCGTGGCAGATTCCATAGGGGAATTTATTAAAACCGATGGTGCCGTTAACGCCAAGTTTCAGGGGCTTGTAAAATGAAAGTCACCAAATCCCAACTTGCGCAGATTATCAAAGAAGAGATGAACTCTGATCCAACGCTAAGGGCTGCGATCGATAATCTTGCATCTAAGATTGATGATCTCGATGTAAGCATTGATTATCTCACTTCCGCGATTACTGGTGAAGACGCGCTGTCCATTGGCCTTGCACAGAAAGCAAAAGGAAGGTGGGCCCGCCCGTCCAAAACACAAATTAGTGTCGATGAAAATGAAACAGGGGAATTAGAAAATGAAGATTAATCAAGATGAACTTTATCGACTTATAATACAAGAAAACTTTAAAGATTTAGAATTAACCGAAGATAAGGTAGATGATTTAATAGCTCACATTCAAGGGGGTCCTCGCCCCGATTGGATGGACGACGACCGCCCAATTCCGGATCCTCCCGAGGTCCCAAAGAGTGTCGACGCAGATGAAACATATCCGATGGATATTCCAAGTGACGATGCCCCAGAGAGCGAATACCAAGGCTTCCAGAATGATGCTGGCGCCGATATTGAGACGCAACTAGCCTCTTTAATCCACGGAATGGATCCCGAAGCAGTGGCTGAGCTATTTCAAACAGTTTTTGAAAAGATTCCTGGCGTTGAATTGTCGACCCCGGGCGAAGAGACCCTATACTCTCCCGGAGCCGAAGGTCGACCAAAGGTGGGATTCAGAGAACAATTGATGGAGATCATCAAAGAAGAATTACAAAATATTCTCGATGAAGAAGAAAACAACCCATGGGCAATTTGTACAGCATCTGTTGGTCGAGAAGATAAAGAAAAATATGAGAAATGCGTTAAAAGCGTAAAGAAACAAAATCGAGGTAAAAAATGATGGAAAGAGCACAAGCCTTCTTAGACACATGGCTGGCTAAGCTTACCTCGCGCAAATTAATGGTTTGGTTGACTGCGACAGCTTTGACTTTAACTGATCATGTTACTAGCGAAGACTGGGTAATTATTTCAGCAATCTATATAGGGGGACAAACCGTCATTGATGGTATCGCCAGATTGCGGGGACATAATGCTTAAGCAGAAAATATTAGAATTTGTATTGAAGAACTGGAAAGCAATACTGATCGTGTTGCTTTTAATCGTTGTATCAATGAAGAATAGACATGATTATAAATTAATGCAAAAAGCTTACGAAACGCAGGCCGATTCACATGAGGCTCAAATTGAGGGCCTAAAACAAATACACAAGCGCGAACTTCGTGAAAAACAAAAACTAATGGAGAGTCACCTAGAATCGATAGCGCAAATAGAAGAAGACTACGAAGAAGCTCTGCAGCTGATCAAAGAAATAAGAGAAGATAAAAAAGGCGAATATAGAAACAAATTTAATAACGACCGAGAGCAGCTAATTAAAGATATAGAAGAAAAGTTTGGTATCGAGTATGTTCCTTAAATTACTATTAATGTTGACAATGTCCGCATCAGCCACTGAACCAGCCAAGTTTACAGTTTTGGAATATAAGGCACCAGCCCCATTTGCCGGAGTGTTATTTGACGATAATGCCATGGCCAAGATAATGGCGGATTTTGATACGTACAAATATTCGTGCGACATCAAGACAGACTACCAATTAAAAATTCAGAAAGAAGAATATGAATTCAAACTTGAAAATCTGAAGATAGAACATAAAGCCTTAACAGATGAATACGATTTGTTTATAATACAAAAAGATAAGGAAATTGATCTTTTAGCAAATGCCTTAAAGAAAACATCTCCTCGATACAAGTGGTTGTACTTTGCTGGGGGAGTGATTGTTGGATCCGCAGGGTTGTATGGGGTTTATAGAGCCATAAATGAAAAACAAAGAACTAAATAAAATAGCCGCATTTGAAAAAGCAATCTCTGAAAAATACGGAGAAGAAGCAGTAGTAAATCCCAAATCAAATTGGGACGAAGCCAAGGAAGAAAAGTATATACAACAGCAGCGCGCATTTTATGAGAAGCAAAGCAAAACTATTGCCTCAAATGAGAAAGTTGATTTAAATGGCATAAAGGTGGCAAAAAAACTACTTAATAGAGAATCTCTAAAATGTTGTTCTATCTGCGGGTCTTTCCCAAAGAAATCTCTGGACGATGTTTGCCTCATTAAGTTTGATTGTTGCAACAAATGTTACATTCAACATGTTGAGGGAAGAGAAGAGAGATGGCTGGGAGGCTGGAGACCGAATGAAGATCACGAAACGAAAACTTAAGAACTTGGTACTAGAGGCTATACAAGAAATAGAAACAGATGCTGCTGGTGCCCCAACATTGAAGTCGGGCTCAAAGTCAACGAGCCAGAGAGCGACTGACGCAGTTAAGAGGATTAAATCCGCCGGCGATGAATTAACCAACGCTGAGAAAAATCTGGTCGACCAATTTGAGAAATTCATGTCTGATTTGGCCGCAACGCCCGGCGTTGACTTAATGAGAAATCGAGCGCTGTTACAAAAGGTTTTGATTGTATTACAAAAATCAACCGCATCTCAAGTGGCCCAAGGCGCGCCACAAGCCCAAGCCCAGCAGGTGCAAGAAGCATGCGGCGCCCCGCCAGTGCATGTCGATCACGGGCATGGTTGTACGGATGATCACGAAGCGTCAATGGCAAAATCAGATTTATATAAGGCCGCTAGCTATGCGACCGAACTAGAGCAAATGATTCAAGATGGTGAACAACTTGATGGATGGGTGCAAGCTAAAATTACAAAAGCAGCCGACTACCTATCTTCTGTAAAACACCATTTAGAATATGAAAAAATTAAAGGATAAATAAAAATGGCTACAGTATATGAAATAATTCAAGGCTTATCACAGGCAGCTGCCAATGCTTATGACGGGGCACTAGATGAAAACGGAGAGCCTGTTGTCGTCGGGCTACAGAGAGAAGAGGGAGACCCACTTCTTGATAAGAGGGTGACAGACGGCTTTAATATTAAGATTTATGGAGATATGATGTGCGTCGGATATCACTCAGAAGTTCAACTAAAAGAAGTTTATGCGAATGGGTTTGAGTCTGATGTCGAGCAAAGGATTGCTGATATTGCGTCATTTCTAAGGAAAGAATATAAGAAAATTACTGGTGATTCGATTACTCTCACTAAAGAAGGCGAGATCGATGTTCGTGTTGAAAACTCTTCCCGCGTCCGTTCTTGGGTGACCGCTAAGATGCACTACAAGGTCGGCGGCCTGAAAGAAGAAATGCACATCGACGCACCTTCTGCCGATCGGCTTGATGTTAATTGGCGTAATTTTCTCGATCAGGGTGGATTAGGCTCGCGACCCGATAATGACACAAGGAAGAAATAGTGATGAAGATTTCGACCGGAAAATTAAAAAAGATTATTAAAGAAGAGATAACTGCAGCCCTTGAAGGTCACTATCACGACATGGGCGGCGAAGATGAAATATATGATGCAATTGCTGCCGGCACGGAAGAGCAAACTGCAGTTCAAAAGATAGAGTCAGCTTATCACGATCTAGAAGATGTGTTTGAAACATTAGAGCAACCAGAGCACCGGGACTTAGCCGCACAGGTTGTCAGTAGATTGCAGACTCTTATGGATGTTATGGAATACCCAGAGGACTATAGAGAATAGATGTTGCATGAGTTTTCAATTAGACAAAAAACAACAAGTTAAAGAGATTGTTAAATGCGGGAGAGATCCCGCTTATTTTCTTAAAAACTATGCTAGAATATCGCATCCTCTGCACGGGCTAATTCCATTTGACACTTATGACTTTCAGGATGACTTGCTGCAAGATTTCAACGATTATCGGTTTAACGTCATCCTCAAGGCGCGCCAACTTGGGATTTCAACAATTACTGCTGGCTATATTGTGTGGATGATGCTGTTTCATCGAGATAAGGCAATATTGGTAATGGCAACTAAATTCGCAACAGCCGGCAACTTGGTTAAAAAAGTTAAAAGTATCATGCGCCACCTCCCACCCTGGATAAAGATTTCAGAAATTTCAGTAGATAATCGCACGTCTTTTGAGCTTTCCAACGGATCCTCAATTAAGGCCGCATCTACCTCTGGTGATGCCGGCCGCTCTGAGGCACGGTCTTTGCTTGTACTGGACGAGGCCGGCCACATTGAAGGCTTGGAGGAACTATGGACAGGCCTATACCCAACGCTGTCAACTGGCGGTCGTTGCATTGCTTTGTCTACCCCAAACGGCGTTGGCAACTGGTTTCATAAGACATGCACAGATGCAGAAGCTGGATCCAATAATTTTAACTTAACTACACTTATGTGGGATGTTCACCCAGACCGCGATGAAGAATGGTACAAGAAAGAAACCAAGAACATGTCGAAGCGACAAATTGCGCAAGAACTTGCGTGCAATTTCAATACTTCTGGCGAGACTGTCATTGATCCAGATGACATGGAGTGGCTTTTAAAGAATACCCGCGAGCCAAAATACAGAACAGGTTTTGATCGTAATTTTTGGATTTGGGAAGAATATGATCCAACATGTAATTATCTAATGGTTGCCGACGTAGCCCGCGGAGATGGCGCTGATAATTCTGCATTTCATATTGTAAAATTGGAAACTCTGGAAATTATCGCGGAATACCAAGGCAAACCAACACTTGATATGTACGCAAACATGCTTAATCAAGTTGGTAGGGAATTTGGTAACGCCATGCTTGTTGTCGAAAATAACAACATAGGCTACTCGGTGTTGGACAAGTTAGTTGATTATGCTTATCCAAATATTTACTTCTCTATAAAATCCAGCCACGAGTATATCGAACAGTATCAGGCAGAAAACATGACATCCGCTGTCGCCGGCTTTACTACAACTATGAAGACTCGACCTCTTATAGTGGCGAAATTGGAAGAGTTTATCAGAAATAAACTAATTAAGATACATTCCTCTCGAACTATTAACGAGATGAAGACTTTTATTTGGAGAAACGGAAAGCCCCAAGCGATGAAAGGATACAATGATGACCTCATTATGGCCTTAGCGATTGCTTGTTGGGTGAGAGACACAGCATTGCAAGCTAACGCGAGAGACTTGAACTATCAAAAAGCTTTTGTCGACGCAATCATAACAAGCAGAACAACCATGAACACACAAGTTAAAGGACAAATAGGCTACAAAAAAGATAATATTCTTGATAAAATAGATGAAGCTAAAAATACCTATGACGAATTCATGTGGATCATAAAGTGAGATTATAAATGGCACCAAAAAACCCAAGACAAGGAAAAAACCCAGTTAACAGGCAGTCTGAATTATTCAAGGCGCTTACAAGGCTGTTCTCTGGTCCGATTATCAATTACCGCTCCCAATCGGGAAGAAGAATTAGACGCCAACATTTGGACAAATTCTCTTCTAGATTCAGAAATCCATCTGGCCAGCAGTTCAAAAAGCAGAGTTATAATCCGCTAGACAATATTGCAGCCAATGCAATCGCAAATCAGCGACGTTCCGAGCGCTATGTTGATTTTGATCAGATGGAGTATATGCCGGAGATTGCTTCTTCGCTGGATATTTATGCAGATGAAATGACAACATTTTCAGATCTTCGGCCCATGCTTAATATTAAGTGTTCGAACGAAGAGATTAAAGCAGTGCTAGAGTTGCTTTATTCTAACGTGCTTAATGTTGAATATAATTTATTTGGTTGGTGCCGTACACTATGCAAGTATGGAGACTTTATATTGTATTTAGACATCGACGACAAGCACGGGGTTCAGTCTTCAATATCGTTGCCGATCCAGGAGGTCGAGCGTCTTGAGGGGTTAGACTCAACCAATCCTAACTATGTCCAGTATCAGTGGAACTCTGCTGGGATGACATTTGAAAACTGGCAAGTCGCTCATTTTCGTGTTTTAGGTAATGATAAGTACTCCCCATACGGTACTTCAGTATTAGAAGCCGCCAGAAGAATCTGGAGGCAACTTACGCTCATGGAAGACGCGATGATGGCTTATCGTGTTATCAGATCCTCCGAACGTCGCGTGTTCAAAATTGATGTCGGAGCGATACCCCCCCAAGACGTCGAACAGTATATGCAGAAAATCGTGTCGCAACTTAAAAGGCACACGGTTATTGATCCAGATTCCGGCCGAGTTGACTTGCGCTATAATCCAATGTCTATTGAAGAGGACTATTTTCTTCCCGTTCGGGCCGGCTCGCAAACTGATATTGTAAGCCTTGCGGGCGCACAAAACATCACAGCTATTGACGACATCAAGTATCTTCGTGACAAGCTGTTTTCCGCGCTTAAGGTACCACAGTCATATCTTACAATGGGCGAGGGTGCTATGGAAGACAAGACCACTCTTGCACAAAAGGATGTTCGTTTTGCAAGAACCATTCAGAGATTGCAACGAACAGTAATTCATGAGCTTGAGAAGGTCGGCATCATTCATCTTTATACTCTTGGATTCCGCGGAGACGACTTAATTAACTTTAAACTTTCCTTGAATAATCCATCAAAAATTGCAGAGATGCAAGAGATTGAGCACTGGAAGACTAAGTTCGACATTGCGGCAGCTGCCACGGAAGGTTACTTCTCACGTCGTTGGGTCGCTGAAAATATTTTTGGCATCTCTCACGAAGACTTCGTGCGCAACCAACGCGAGATGTTCTACGATCGCAAACAGGATGCTTCCCTGCAACAAGTGGCAGAACAGGCTGCAGCCGGCGAAACTGCCGGCCTGGGCGGCGACCTAGGCGGCGATCTCGGCGGAGATCTTGGCGGCGACTTGGGCGGAGATCTTGATTTGGGTGACGAAGGCGCCGAAGAGCCCGCCCCGGAAGATGAGTCGGCGCTACTAACTGCTCCGCCTGGTTCCAGGTTTGCCCCGAGGCTTACTCCGGGCTCGAAAGGAAAGGTTTATAAACCAAAGAGTGTCGACCGCCGCGATGCCGGCGCCCGGCAGCGTTCTAACGCGTCACAATACAATTCTGAAAAGTCGAAAAACACGCTTAGAACAACGTTCCCCGGCTACGCAGATGGCCTGAAGAGTTTATCGAAAGCATTTGTACCAACTTCAGAAAGTATTTATCCAACTGAGCAACCTACTTACTCTTTGAGTGAGCAACAAGAGGAAAGCAATCTTATTGCGATAAATGAGACAATTACAGATTTGATTAAGGGACTGGAATCCAAAGACAAAGATCTTATAACGGAGCAAGGCAATGAAAACTAGACACAACAAAAAAAGAAATACAGCTTTTGTTTATGAGGCCCTGATTAAAGAAGCGACAAACGCAATTATTAAGAGCGATGTAGAAAGAAAGGACAAAGTAGTTAAAATTATAAAACAATATTTTGAGCCATTTTCTGATCTCAAGAAAGATTTAGATTGTTATCGTTCTTTGTATGAAACTCGTGGGACTGCAAAAGAAACAAGCGAAAAGATAATGAGAGAAGTCAAATTATCCAAGAGAATCATTGACCCGCAAGGCCTGTTCAAACAACAAACTAAGCTAATAAAGGACATTAACAGAGATCTGGGCCCAGACACCTTTAATAATTTTGTTCCAAATTATAAGACCTTGGCAACAATATTCCAGATGTTTAACGACTCTTCCCCCAAACAGCAGATAATGCTTGAGAACCAAATGATAAGTTTTATGGTTTCGGAAGAACAACAAGAAGAAGATATGGTTCCAATTGATAATATTGTTTACAAATCATTTGTTAAGAAATTTAATGAAAAATATGGAGATGATTTACTAAAAGAACAAAAAGAGCTTTTAACACACTATATTACTTCTTTTGTTGACAACTCTATTGAATTAAAAATGTTTTTAAACGAAGAAATTGGCAGGCTAAAGAATAGCTTACAAAAAGCTAAAGAAACCGAAGAAATTAAATCAGATAAATCTATGTTGGAAAAAACTGATGATGTTATTTCTAAGCTTGATAGTTATTCCAAAGAGGCAATCAACGAATCGGTGCTATTGACCGTCCTTAAGACTCAAAAATTAGTGAAGGAAATATATTCTGATGTCAGTGTTAGTTAGATTAATATCAAAAAACGAGCCCATTAAGATTAAAGTCGGCGCCGCAGCAAGAAAGCCAATTCCGACAATAAGACTGGAGCTTAAAATAAGAAAAAGCATTAATGGTGATTTGATGATTTTTGATCATGCCGATATTGATATTATACTTTCATCAAAAAACAATAAAATTACGGCATT